CTAAACCTAACTAAATTACCATCAGACCAACCACCTTTGTCCATAAGATCAGTCATCTCTTTGTTGATGCCTGGTGTGAATTGTAATTTACTTAAGGGCATTCCTAGACCTCATGCCATTCTTTGCCTTCAAACAATAAGGCTTCTGCTTCTCTCCTTCTTATTAAACCCTGTTTTACTTGACCACCTGCTTTATTCCATCTTTTTATTTGTGATGGCACACCTTCATAATCTTTAGAATTTAACACTTTAAGAAGTGTAGATGCTTGTAAATTAGATGGGCCAAGATTAAATACCCAAGAAACCATAGCATCAAATTGATTTTGTTTTAGATCAGCGTTTACCATATCATTAATATACCCTTCGTATTCATCCATTTCATGTAACAATAAACTATCAGCTTCTTCTTGTGTAATAGTATCTCCTTCTTTAACACCTTTAATTGAACCATATCCTATTGTTAAAACATTAGCTGCACAACGATAAGCTTCAAGCTCACACCCTTCAAATTTTTTAATTAAAGATAATCCTTCTTGTGATATTTTCATCTTATTCTTCCTTTTTAGTTGTAGTAACTTTTCTATAATACACAACAACGTCTTTAAGTTCACTAATATACCTTTTAATTTCCTGCATATTATAAGCCATGACTTCGTAATCAGGTATCGTCATAGCAAGAAAAACAAGCTCTCCTTCTTGTTCTTCTATCATCGCTAGTTGTTCTTCCCAATTTTCAGGAGTAACAACAATCCACATAGGTTCTTGTAGATCTATCTCTCTAGGCATAACAGGTTGTACTATTTTCCTATCTAAAGGTTTAGCTGTAACTTCTATTTGTTTAGTCGGAATCAGACTGCAACTGCAAGCCATCATCAAGATCATCAACGACAACGCTGATTTCTTCGATGTTCTCCATAATATGTTTTGTTCCATTATTTATTTTCCTTTGCATCTCTATTGGATCTGCTAGTATTTTTGCAGATAATTCATAGTTTTGTATAAACTGTGTATATCTGTTTAGTTCTCTTTGTGCTGCTTGACTTTTAATAGTAAGCTCATTCATTTGTGTAGTTTGTAATTCAAAATCATTCTGTAAACTTTCTATCGCTTCCTCTTGTGTAGCTATAGCACCCTCTAAGGCAACGTTGTTAGCTTTTAAGGTTACGTTTTCGTTATATAACCAATAGCCACCAAGTCCTAATACCATAATAATTCCTATTAAAACTTGTTGCATTATTCGTCTTCCTCAATAATATAATTAAGTCCTGTAGAACTTCTATATTCAATTAATTTTTTATCAAGCGTTCTAAATTTAAGATGCTTTTCTTTTTGGGTAAGTATTTTTTTTGACATATAACTTTTATCGTCAGTATCTCCATACTCTCTATTAAAAGATACTGTTATTTTATAGCGTGTTTGAAATAGACTTAATAGCCAATAAAAAAAATTTTTTAATTTTTGTTTCACTAAACAAATCGGGACAAAACTAATGAAACTAAAATAAATGGATAGACTGCCCATATCATATTTTCTAGTTTATCAAATCGTTTTGCACCATCTTCTAATCTTTTTTCTATATTGGTATATCTAATAGAACATTCTTTCTCATGTGTTTCTATTTTGTTTAAAGCTTCTTTTGATGATGTCATATAATTGTATAAATATTTATAGATTTTTCTTTACCTTTAACTTTAATGCTTTTAAGTTTTTTTAGAGCAATTTCATTATTAAAACTAGGTGCATGAATAGTATCATAACCTATAACAATATCTTCTCCAACTTCCTTAGTAGAGCTTTCAAGTCTAGCAGCAAGGTTTACAGCATCTCCTATAGCTGTGTAATCAAACCTTGTATCACTACCCATATTACCTACAACAGCATATCCAGAATTAACACCTACTCCTATTTCTACATCAATATTAGCCATTTTTATTTTATCTTGTATTTCTTTTGCACATGAAACTGCAGCGGTTTCATGATCTGGTAAATCTATAGGTGCATTAAATATAGCCATCATAGCGTCACCTATGTATTTATCTACCATACCATCATAAAAATTTACTGTCTCTGCTTGTATTGTAAGAACTTGGTTCATTATTTTTGTTACTTCTTCTGGCTCTAGTTTTTCAGACATAGCAGTAAAGCCACGTACGTCAGTAAAGAGGAACGTGCAATACCTACGCTCACCACCTAACACTAAAGAACTAGGATCATCCTGTAATTTTTTAACTTGGCGTGGATCAAGGTAATGTTCAAACTGTTTTTTGATCTGTTGACGTAGTTTATATTGTTGTCTAAACCTTAAATAGAAAGCTATAGATCCTGAAATAAACTCTGATATAAGTGTCCAAGATACATCTACTAATAAACCTTTACTTATAAGGTAATACCCTAAACTACCAGTAGTAACCATTAACATGGTTGCAACAGTAATACCCCAAGTTATTCCCAAATAATGAAGTGCAAACCAAACCAAACTAACAAATACAATAAGCATCATTAGTTCAGCAGCTAACGACCAATCAGGTATATAAGGACTATTTTGTATTAAGATTGATTCTGCTAGTGCTGCCTGTATTTTATGTGGCTCTAGTAAACCTACAGGTGTTGCTATCTGTGGCATAACGCCATTCGCAGTAACACCTACAAAAACAAACTTACCTGCTACTTCCATTTCTTTTAGATCAGTTTGTGGTGTATTAACCCAGCTAATCCACTTACGGCCATAGCTGTCTGTTTTAACGGGTGGTATTCCTCTTATTGATATTTCTGATATACCATTATCATTAGTTTTTATAATATATGTTTTAACATCAAATAAAGATTTATATATTTGTGTGCCAAAACTAGGAATCCAATCATCATTAGAGGTTTTTACTAAAAGAGGTATTCTTCTTACAAGCTGATCTACATCAGTGGGAGCAATAGCCAAACCTTGTAAGGTGTTATTGGATAATAGAGGTAGATTTGACTTTACTCCCGAACTAAGTATACCACCATTATCATTACCTATGACAACTGTTCCAGGCGATGCAGGAAAATTTCCTTTACCATCTTCAAACATAGCTATAACTGACGGTGCATACCCAAGTGCTTCTGCAAACATTTCATCTCCACCCATACGATCAGCTTGTGGAAAGCTTATAACCCAACCTACACCTATAGCACCCTCATTAAGTAAATCTATTTGTATTTGTGCAAGTCTTTGTCTTGGTAGTGGATAACCACCTTCTCGTTCTACATCTTCTTCAGTTATGTTAAGTATTACAAAGTTTCCTGATTCTTGTGGTGTCTGTATAAATGAATCAAATACTTTAAGCTTAAGTATTTCTGTTGGCGTGGTTTGAAAAAATAATGGTAAAGATAGTATTATAACTACAGGTAATAATAGTCTCTTCAATTAATCACTTTGAGTGATAGTAATAACACTGTCGCTCCCTCCATTAACTTTAATTATATTAGAAATACCATCTTGGATCAAGATTACTGTATAAGCATTACTACCGTCTAAATCTACCCGGACGCTTTCATTTACCTTTCTTCTAAGACTAACTACGTTACCTGTTATTAAAGTTGTTATTTGTGTTTCAACATCTTTACCTAAAGAAGTACCACTAATTTGAGTGCTAGTCGCTTGTGCTAATTGATCTTCATCCTCGCTTACAGCTAAAGCATCTAATACATTTAACAAGTCTTCAAGATAATTTACATCAAGATAGTTAATATCTAATTCTGTAAATTCTAAATCATCATCTAAAAAATCTTCTGCAAGATAATCTATATCAAGATCATTAAAATCTAATACGCTATCTGTTTGTGTGCTTGTAGTTTCTTCTTCAATTACAGCTTCTTCTTTAGGTGGCGTAACAATTAACATATTGTCAATTAAATCAAGCGTTAAATCTAAGATAACAGGTTTAGTAGGAGCAGACTCAAATACACTTACTGTAGTAGCTTCATAAGGTTTATTAAGCAAAACCGTACCCATAGCTGTAACTACTTCTATTTCGCCACTAGAAAGCCCTAGAGCGTCAGGTAGCAATATAATAAGGCTACGCCCTAGTTCATCAACTGTAGCTGTAAAATCAGTGCCACGTATGGCTATATTAGCCGTAGGTGTTCTGAGTGTAATGTTTTGTTTATCTATACGGTTTAGATTACCTGTAATAAACCTAGCTGTGCCAAGTCCAAAGGTAAGTGCCATCTTTGCTTTTGACGGATCAGGATCATAGATGTATTCATCTATAAGAAGCTGTGAGTGTTCGGTTAGTTTAACTGTAGATTGATCAAGAAATGTAATAGCCATACGGCCATCTTTAGTTATTGCTTCATCATTACTTTGAATAGCAAACTTTAAGTCTGCTTCGTAAGGTTTGTCTCTTACTATTTGTGCTGAACCGTTTAGTTCAGATATATCGCCAATATCAACAGCTTGTGCTTGTACCTTGGTCGTTTTGAATGACACAAACAGTAGAAG